ATCGGAAACGTGCCTCTTACTTTGAGCAAGGGTCGTATTTATTCACGTGTGTGCTGTTCCGAACACGGGTGTACACAGCAATAGTTCAACGTGAGGTGTCCCTGCGTCCGAGGAGTCGATAGGTGATACAGAGAGTGAACACCGGCGGCGGATACGCCGCGTCAGAGGTGCGTTGGCAGGACGACGCACTGTGTGGCGGTCTCCCGATGGAGGAGTTCGTTCCGGACAAAGAGGACGACGAAGGTCTGAAAGCCGCGCGCCAGTACTGCAACCCGTGCCCCGTTCGGGGGACGTGTCTGCGGTACGCGCTTACCTACGGCCTGCGCGGGTATTGGGGCGGGACCGACACGGCAGAGCGCCGGCGTCTCAAGGCGAAGAAGGACCGCGTGAAATGCCCGTCCCCGTCCTGTGGCTCCACCCGTGTCGTCGACATGGAGGACTGCCACGATGCACTCTGCCTGGCGTGCGGTCTGTCGTGGCTCCGTGAGTCGGCGGCGCAGCCCCGTACACGCACCACCGTGCGGGCCATAGCCTGACAGCCCTCCCCGCTGTCGACGGGGAGGGCTGTCAGTGATGAACAAGGTAATGGCCGGGCGGTCACTCTGTGAGTGGCCGCCCGGCCTTATTGGGTCAGATCGTTGCTTCCCCGATAGATCAGATCACGCCGCGTGCGCCCGTGACGCACTCTGCGTATCGCGCGCCCTCTCCCACGCCTCCAGCCACCGCCACGTGTTGTCCGACAGCCGCAGCCCCTCGGCCACGGCCCGGCCCGCCTCCGCCCGCTCCTCGCGCAGGGCAGGTGAGTCGACTAGGCGTTTCAGCTCCCGGTACCAGCGGCGCGGTGTGTCGGCGAGGACGCCTGCACCCCGCTGGTGCAGGCGGACATACTCCGCCCGGGGCGAGGCCACCCATGGGACCCCGAGCGCACTCAGCTCCAGCGGCTTCAGCCAGGATTTGGCCGCGTTGAATCGTGTGTCCGCCAGTGGCGCAATCCCTATGCCGACGTCACCGGATACAGCCGCCGGCCAGCCCGCCACGTCCACGCCGGTGTGCCCCTGAGGGTCCTGCGTCAGGCCGAACGCGGCGCCGGCGCCCGTCGGGTCGCCGACGACCCGGAAGGCCGCGCCCTCGGACACCAGGCGCGCCACAGCCCCGCCGAGCACGGCCGGGTCGTCCGGGTGGCTCGCCAGGGCCGCCGGCCAGCCGATGGCGTCCCGGTCCACGCGCGGCAGGTCGTAGTAGGAGTCAGGGAGGTGGTTGGGTATGACGTGGCCCCGGCCGTGCCGGGCGTAGCGCTCCAGCAGTGCCGGGGTGGACACGGTCACCAGGGTCGCGTCCCGGCACGCGGCGGCGAGGTGCTGCCACGAATGATGCCCGCCGGTCTTCGGGTGCATCGAGGCGTAGGCGGGATTGCGGGGGTGGACGGTGGAGAGATCGTCGTCCACGTCCACCACCACTGCGATGCCCTTCGCGCGCAGGAGCGGGACCGCCTCCGCCATCCACCGGTGCGTGAGGCGCTGGAAGACCAGAACGTCCACGCCCTCCACGTCCAGGACGTCGTCCACGTGGCCGAAGGGGCTGATGCTCAGCTTCAGCCCCCGGTCGGCGGGCGGCCGTATCTCCACATCGTGCCCGGCCGCCGCGAGCAGCTCCGCCGCCCAGATGATCCTGAAAAATCCACAACCACCCGTATCAGCGGGGTACGTCACCACACGCATTTCGTGGTCCTCACACGTCGTTGAGGCGGGCGAACTCGCCCCAGGCTTCTACAGCCGCGCGGTTGTACACGCGTGCCGCTTCTTTCTCGTCGTCGAATCTGCCGAGGTAGCGGGTCCGCCCGTTGACGTGGATGTTGGCAAGCCACTTGTTCTTGGCGGTGGCCCAGGAGACGCCTTTGTACTGCGAGGTCTTCCCGCTCTTGAGCCTGTTGGGACCAGCGTTGGCCCCGTTCTGCCCCCGCGTGGCCAACCTCAGATTGCATGTCCGGTTGTCCAGCGGGTCCCCGTTGACGTGGTCTGCGACGTCCCGTTCCCCTGCCCCAGCAACAAGGCGGTGCAGAGCGACGCGGAGGTGCCCCCGGTCTGCGTAGACGTAGCCGTTGCTGTGCAACTTCCAACGGAATCCCGCGACCAGTTCCTGATCTGCCCTGTCCACCAGCGCGACGGCTCCGCAAGGGAGTTCGATCATGTGTACGTTTCCCATACGGCCAGATTGCCCGAAACGCAGCCCCGCGAACCCTGAACGTCGGTCCTACTGCCCGGCCTTGTCCCCGTCACCGGCCTTGCCGTCCGGCGCCCCCTTGGCGCGGGCTGTGCGGGCCGTGGACGGCCGCTTCTGCTCCGGTGCGGCGCTCGGGCCGCCGGAGCCTTCCACGGCCGCGAGACGGGCGCTCAGCTCCTCCACACGCCGCTCCAGCGGGGCGACGGCCGCAGCCACCGCGTCGTCGATGACGGCTCGCATCCTCGCGTCCTGCGACATGCGCTCACGCCCCCAGCTTGGTTTTGATGGCGTCCACGGCCTGCTTCAGCGCGGTGAGCTGCTCCCCGTTGGAGCGGGACTGCGCCCGGATCTCCCGGACCGCCGTGGTGGTGGACTGCACGTGCGTGGCGAACGTCCAGTGCTTGTTCGTCGCGTAGTCGCTGGCGTCGGACGGGGCCGTGAGCACGTCGTCGGTGGTGAAGATCTTCTGGACGTCGCTGCCCTCCAGCACCCCGCCGCCGGCGAGCAGCCGCTTCACCACCGCGTCCGCGACCTTCGCGACGTCAGCGTCCGTCAGTGCCATGTCCTCGTCCTCTCCGGGGTCCCAGGTGTTGTCGTGACGCAGTCGTTCGGCCACGTCGGTGCGGAATTGCTTGGGGGTGAACTCGAACCGGCCCCGGGCGCCGTAGCCCTCCACCGGGCCGCGCGGGTCGACCTTGCCCTCGACGGACGTCTCCTTGTGGCAGGCGACCGACTCGGCCGACCAGCCGTAGAAGCGGCAGACGGCGGCGTCGATGCGCACCCACGCGTCGTACTGCACGCGCGGGTAGACGTCCTTGCCGTCGCCGAGGTTCTCAGTCTCGATGCCGTAGGAGACGTCGTTTCCGTCGATGGTGCCGGAGGCCTTGGAAGGCGCCGGGTGCACGGAGGCCTCGTCGCGGAACGAGGCGTAGGCGTTGACGGCCATCGGACCGGCGTGGTTCGCGCGGCCCGCGCTGCACATCGTGGCCACGCCGTCCTTCGCCAGGTGGATGTGGGCGAGCGGCGCGGGCAGGCCGGGCACGCCGTTCTTGGCGACGATGTCGCGGCTGTTTCGGCCGGCGGTGTGGTGGTTGAGGATCATGCGCACCGGGCCGAAGGTCAGGCCGGTCTCGTCGTCGCGCTCGCGGGTGCGCCAGCCCGGGTACTCAGAGATCTTCACGCCCTCCTCGCGAAGGATGCGTATGAAGGTGTCAGGACTCATCGGTGTCGCCATCACACACGCTCCGGAAAGTGCCAGGTGCCGCCCTTGAGCGCGGCTTCGATCCAGCCGCACGAGCAGTAGCGGAACGGGTTGCCGTGTTGCTCCGAGACCGGGCAGTCCTCAACCCCGGGCGTCTCGGCTCCTTCGTCGTACGGGCAGCCACCTCCGGTGAGCGGGTGGAAAAACTGACCGGTGGGGTTGAAGACCGCGAGCCCGATGCGGCTCGGGTCGGCCGCGTCGACCTCGGTGACGATGGCCGCGCGGCACTGCGAGGTGTACGCCTGGCTGCCATCCTCGCGGACCGGTGTGCCGTGGCTGACGTAGTGGACGACCCGGTCGACGGACGGCCTCGGTGGATCAGGGTTCTTCGGTGTCGCCACGGCGGGCTCCCTTGATCTGTGTCTGGGCGACCAGCCCAGCCTGATACAGCATCAGCGCCCCGAACAGCGCTGCGAGGACGCCCCGCAGCATGCGCAGGGCTTCCACATCGACTCCGAACGCGGTGACGCAGATGGAGATGGCCATGAACATCGCGATGGCCAGGGCCTTGATGACGAGCAGCCGGCCGACCGGGTCACGCCACCACCGGGTGAGCAGGCTGTAGACGACGACGAAGGCGGTGGACCCGATGAGCGCCAGCGTGCTGCCCCACAAGTTCACCGTCTCCCCTGACGTCATCTGAACTTGCCCCCAAGAGCATCTTTGATCATCGGGGTGAAGTGATTTCGTTCACCCAGCCGCCGCAGGGTACGTGAAATTTCCGAAATCACCGCCGTGCGTGCACGCGCCCGTTCGATGTCGTGTTCGAGGCAGTTGAGCGCGTCCAGGACGGCGCGCTCCTCGTCGTCAGCCTGCTCGCGGTCCGGCTTACCCTTCCGGTCCCTGCGCCAGAGCATGGCCCCCACCTCCCCGGTTGATCCGGGCTGCTTCGGAGACGGCGTCCAGCACCCGCTCGGTGGTCTGCGCGGTGCCCATCAGCATGTCGAGCTGGGCCTGCTGGATCTCGATGAGCTGCTGCCGACCCTCGGCCAGGGACTTGTACAGCTCCATCTGACGATTGCTGTCCTCGCGCATCATGTCCACAGTGGAGCGGGGTACGAGCGTCCCGCGCAGGATCATGAGCACGACGAGCAGGACGATGCCTCCGGCGCCGAGGGTCGGGGTGAGGAACGCGCTGAAGCCGTCCACGTCACAGGCCCGTCAGCCATGAGAAGTCGGCTGCCTGGACGGAGCTGCACGCGGCGGCGATGTCGTCGTCCGTCAGCGCGCCCTTGTCGATGAGCGTGCGCACCAGGCCGACGAGCATGACGTCCTGGCTGAAGAGCAGGGCGCGCTGGGCGGCGGGCAGGGCGGGGACGTTGACGCCGAGCTTGGCCAGCAGCTCCTTGTGCGTGGCCCAGAACAGGGCCAGCACGGACTTGACGGCGTCGCTGGAGCCGGCGCGGGCGAACACGGCGCGGGATCCGCTCTCGTCGTCGCCGAGGTAGGTCCAGGCCCCGACGAGGCTCAGGCCCCGCGCGGTGAGTTCCGTCGTCGCCTCGGTCTCGGCAGCCGCACGGTTGGCGGCCCGGAGAGGGCGGGCGCGAGTTTCGGTCTGGGCGCCCGATGCGTACCAGGTGCCCGCGTCGTGCTCGTAGTGCACCCTGACGGTGATGTATCCGGCGGGCACGGAGCCTCCTAGAAGGGCAGGACGGTGATACGGCGGGACGTGAAGGAGCCTGTTCCGCCGGCCACGCGGTACTTGGCGGCGAACGTGTTGGAGCCTGCCGTCAGGTCGTTGTGGAAGACCGTGTTGGAGGCGACGATGCCGACGCCGGCGACCCCGAAGGTTCCGATACCCCGGTTGTCCGCCGGGGCGATGGATGACGCTCCACTCACCTCGTACGCCATACGCGCGGAGACATTAGCCGAGTTGCTCAGCGAGGCGGAGATGACGACGAGGGCGCAGTTGCTGGTCGTCACCGTGATGGACGGACCCGTGGTGGCGTCCAGGTCGGTGTAAGACGTAGAGGTCGTGTTGTCGTTAGCCAGCTGGGTTGCCGCCTGGCCGTTGCGTTCCGCGATCTGGTTCGTCGCCGTGGTGACGAAGTACCCGCCGGGCGTGGTCGCCTTGGCGGGTGCGGTCTCGGCAAGGTTGTCGCGGATGAACTGGTTGAACTGCGCCGCCGTGAAGACGGATCCGGCGATGGCGGTCATGGGGGCGTTCCAGGCCATGGTTCGTCTCCTCCCCTACAGCGGCAGTACGCCGAGTTCGCGGTCACGGAACGAGGCGACGCCTGACACCCCGAGCCGGTATTTCATGGTGAAGACGTTCACCCCCGGGGTCAGGCCGGTGAAGATGTGGAAGCTGGTGCCGCGTACGTAGTTGCCGGCGGTGACGCCGTCGGTGGAGTGCTGCCAGGCGTTGGACGCGGCGACGGTGGAGGCGCCGGACACCGCGACGGAGCAGGCGGTCTCGTTGTCGTTGGCGCTGTGGGCCTGGCTGGCTCCGAACCAGCAGAACGCGATGGTGCCGGTCTCCAGGGTCACCCGGGGGCCGACGGTGGTCAGGTCGGTGAACGTGGACGAGGACGTCGACTGGTTGGTGGTGACGGACGCCTGCGAAGGCACGCGGGTGGTGATCGCGTTCGGACCCGTGGACACGAAGAGCTGTGATGCGGCGGTCGCCTTGGCGGGGGCGGTCTCCAGCAGGTTGTCGCGGACGAACTGATTGAAAGCTGCCGCCGTGAAGGTCGCCCCGGCGACGGCGGTCATAGGTGCGCTCCAGGCCATCAGACGGCCTCCTCCCGAGCCCAGTTATCGAAACGAATCAGTTTCTGTACCCGCTGTACCCTCTGCTCCGTATAACCCTTATACGAGGCCAATTTTCTGGTTAACCGACGGAGAGGGTACAGCGGGTACGTGATCTTGTTGTTGCTGTTCACCTGCGGATTTTCGGCCTTAACCGTTATCGTGCCTAACGTTTCTGGGGGTCTGTCAGCGCACACCGTGGGCCTCGTTCTCGTCCTCAAGATCGCGCACACTCTGCCCGTGCGGGATGCGGAACCGGACCGCCACGGGGTGGTCGGCGGGGTACCAGTTGCGCGTCTCCGGCACCTCGCGCCGCATCAGCACGGCAAGGATCGCGTGCGGGTTGTCGGGCCAGGCGATGGGCGCCTGCATGCCGCAGTGCGAGCACATGAAGAACTCCACCGGTACGTCCCGGGGCCCGCCGATGCGTGCGGGCCGGTACAGGAACTCCACGTTGCCGCAGCCCGCCTGTCCCGGCTGCACACCGGGCCGGGGGCAGTCGGCCACCCACTCCCCGCTGTAGACGTACGCACGGGCCACCTGCGCCCGCTCGCGCGGCACTTCCATCCCCATCGCTGCCTCCCTCACGTCCCCAGCCGCCCACGGTCGAACTGACCCTGCAACGGGTCGTCGAACACGAACACCTCGTCCGGGCTGTCGGCCACCGTCAGATCGAACACACCCTGGTCGAACCCCGCGCCGCGCACGTCGAACGTGAACACGTTGTCCGGCGCCACCAGGTCCCGCTCGCACCCGAGCACCACCGCGTGCACCGGGGCGCGGCCGGGCCGCCCGAGACGCTGGATCGTGTGCGTCACCCGCTCCACGAAGAAGTCGCCGTCCAGGCCCAGCTCTTCGTTCACGATGCGGATGCGGTCGCTGACGGTGCGCTGGAGCACCTGCATGAGGTGCGCCGGGTCCTGCGCGGTCACCCGGATCTGCACCGTGGGCCGGCGGCGGCCGTAGTGCAGCAGCACCATGTTGGCGATGGCTTCCGCGTCCGACGGCCCGGCCCACGGCGCGGCGTCGGGGTAGGACCGCTCCCCGTGCCGCGAGATCGAGCCCGGGTCGGTCAGCGACACCTTCACCGTGCGCTGCACCGTCAGCGGGCGCGCCCGGAGCTGGAGATAGGTGACGGTAGCCGGGCCGCCCACGGCGCGCAGCGTCAGCGTGGCCGATGCGCCCGACGTCCGGCTCAGCACCCGCTCCACCCACGCCGCTCCCGGCGCGTTGTAGATGATGTCTGACCCGCCCACCATCGGGGCCGCGTCGACGAACGGATCGGACGTGGTGACCTCCAGCTCCACCGACTGCCCTGCGGACAGGGTGTAGGTCGACTCGTCCGTCCACACCGCCTCCAGCGTCGCCGACGGGGTGCGCTCCTCCACGTCGAACGTCACCGCATTGACGATGTCGCGCCAGCCGTGCGCGTAGGTGAACGGCTTGGTGAAGTCGTAGCCCGTCGCCGGCGGGTCCGCCGCACAGTCCCCGAGCCGGCCGCCGGTGAACGTCGCCCGCACCTCCCGCGACTGCGTGCGCAGCAGCCGGTGGTGCCGGTCCCGGAAGACGAACGTGTTGCCCGGGGCGATGTACGCGACCGCCGGCGGCCCTTCCGACTTCACCAGGTCGGTGATCGCGGCCAGGGCGTCGGTGCCTTCGGCCCACCAGTAGCGCACCACCGTGGCGCCGGGGTCGATGTCCCGGTCGCCGGTCCACCCCGCGAGGTCGAGCACCGTATGGATCAGCTCGCCGGTGCGCATCGCGCTGTAGACGGCCGTGGAGAGCTTGATCCCGGACAGGTCGTTCAGCGCGTCCAGGAACGTGAACTCCGCCGTGCGGTCGGCGAAGTCGGCGTGCACGGTGTAGTCGTCTATGCGGCCGTTGAACAGCGCGTGCGTCTGCCCGTTGAACGTCACCTCCGCACGCATCGCCCGCGCAGGGTCCAGGTCCCCGTGAAGCGGCCCGGCCACGTTCTCCGGGCTGTACCGCTCGGTGACGTTGTTCAGGGTGAACGATGCCGAGCCGACGGCGGCCGGGCTGAGCTGGCGGTCCTGGTCCCGGCCGTAGCTCACCGAGATGTCGCCGATGATGTCGTCGGTGACGTCCTCCAGGTCCAGGGCCTGGAGCACCTGGAAGTCGTCGAACGCGTAGCCGACGGGCAGCGTGTTGGTCGTCGTGCCTTCCACGAACGTGCGCACCCCGGCCCCGGAGCCGGTGGTCAGCGCGGAGTCCTCCGCCCGCACCTGCCAGGCCGGCTCCGTCTCTCCCACCGGCCAGCACTTGGCATGGAGGTAGGGGCCCATCGTGCGCAGCCGCAGCCGGTACAGCGTGGCCGCCGTGTGCGTGAACGGCAGCGTGAAGTTCGCCAGCTCGGTCTCCACCCCGGCCACCCGCTTGCGCAGGATCAGCGACATGCCCAGTGTCGACTTGAAGTCCAGCCGGGCCATGTAGGCGTTGGAGGTGTCGGTGAACCGGGCCAGCAGGAACGCCAGGAACGACCCGCCCACGGCCGTCTGGTCGGTGGACACGGTGACGGAGACGTCCATATCCGCCCCCGGCGCGACCCCGGAGAGGAAGTTGAACCGGGACACGGACCGTGAGGTGCACGAGTGCCGCCCGGCCCCGGAGCTGACCGAGTAGTCCGACGCCGAGCCGCCGCTGACGGACCAGGTCTGCCCGGTGTCCGCCTGGCCCCAGCCGCTCGACACGCTGCGGCCGAAGGTGTCGGAGGCGTACGCGTCCCCGGTGGAGTCCGAGTCGGTGAACGAACCGTCCGCGTTCCAGTCGATGCGGAAGGAGTAGTCAGGCAGGCCCTGCGGGTCGCACAGCTCCCACCCGCCCGGCGCGGTGACCACGGTGGGGCTGTAGGCCGTGACGGCCACGGAGGCGGTACCGGGCAGGGCCACGGTAGCGGTAGCGGGGGTGACCGGCTTGAGCGCCAGGGACCACATCGTGGAGCCGCCCTGGCAGATGGCGTCCCCGCCGGCGGAGGTGGTGGAGCGGGTCGTCTGCGCACCCGGGGCAAGGTCGGCCCCGGAGTCGTACAGCGCGGCGAACAGCTCGCCGAACCCGTCGACGTCGTCCACACGCTCGGTGTTCGTCCCGCCGGAGACGGTGACTGTGCGGGCCTGCCAGGCGGAGCCGGAGCGGAAGGTGAGCAGCCAGTCCCCGTTCACCACGGTGGTGAGCGGCGGGTGCGCCTGCGTCGCGGCCGTGTTCGACGTTCCGGTGGACGACCACTTCTCAATCGGCCCGGCCGGGTCCACCCCGCTGTAGGCGGCCGTGAACGCCAAGATGAACGGCGAGCCGGTGGGCCACGCCGACTTCGAGAACGAGAACGAGGCGCCGGGCGTGGCCCCGGTGGCCACCCGGGAGTACACCCGCGTCTGCACCTGGGACGCGCTCGCGCCGGGGAGAGACTGCCCTGCGCTCGCCGTGCCGAGCAGCGTCCACCCGCCCGGCTCGGTCGTCGGCGGCACGTTGTTGTCGTAGACGAGGAAGAGCAGCAGCAGGTCCCCGGCCGCGTGCCCGGGAGGCATGGCCACGGTCTGCGGGTTGGGCGCCGAGGTCATGTCGACCTTGAGCCGGGTGCCGACGGAGCGGAAAGCGACGGCCATCTACACGGCCCTCCTCGCCGCGCGGGGCAGCCGGTTGCGGCGGTCGAGCTGCTCCAGGGACTGGACCAGCCAGTCGAGCACCTCCTGCTTGGACCCGATCACACCGTGGTTCTCCACCGTCAGGTGCAGCACGGACGGGGCGCTCACGGCGGCCTGCCGCACGGAGGCGCGGTGGCTGCGCACCTGCGCGCCGGCGGGCAGCTTCAGCAGCTCCGGGCCCATCTCCCCGACCCAGTGCCAGCCGGCCGAGGAACCGCCGGTGCCGGAGGCGTATCCGCCGGGCCGGTTGTAGGCGCGGGGAAGGCTGCCGTAGGCGCTGAGTGCATAGCGCATCGAGGCGTACGTGTTGGCAAGGGGATTGATCGAAACGCCGTACATGAACGGCCCCGTCTTGCGGAACCGCCCGGCGTGGGACTGGAAGGTGGGCCGGATGACCTGGAGGAGGCCGACCGACGGATAGCCTGCCTGCCAGTTGCTGTCCCACTTGTTGACAGCCCTCGGGTTGCCCCCGGACTCCTGGTTCATCCGGCGTAGCGTGATGCCGGTGTAGGAAGCCGGCTGGCCGACGAGACCAAGAGCCTGGCGCACCACGCCGGTCCAGCGCTTGACGCCTGAGCCGCCGATGTCGACGTTCCCGCCGCCTCCCCCGCCGATGCCGAGCAGGTCGGACCCTACGGACTTCACGGCGTCGATGAGCCCGTTCACGGCCATGCGCGGGATCCGAGCGGCCATGCGCGCCCACGAGCTGGAGCCGATGGACTTCGTGATGTTCTTCAGCGGACCCAGCAGCAAGTCCTTGGCCTTGTCGACCGGATCGGACAGGAAGCTCAGCGCGGCCTTGCTGAGGTTCTTGCCGGTGTCCAGCACGGAGCCGATGCCGCGTTTGATGGAGCCGAGGATCCCGCCGTCTTCCATCATCGGTACGCCGAGATGCTGCCCGGCCGCCTGCCACAGCGCCCGCGCCCGCGTGCTGTACCTCGGGTCCGTCGGGATGACGAACTCGGGCCGCGTCGTGTTGCCCTCGCCGACGATTGCCGTCGGCCTGCTGAACTTGCCGATCGCAGCGCGCGGGCCGACCGTGCCGCCGGACTCCAGCAGCTTGATCTCCTTGAGGCTGTTCTTCAGCCCGACCCAGCCAGCGATCTTCCCCCAGATTTTGTAGATCCCCTTGTTCCACACCTTGTCCAGCACCCAGTTGATGGGCGATTTCGTCTTGCTCTTGATCCCGTTCCAGATGGTGCCGATGCCATCGCGCATCTTCTCGAAGTAGCCCTTGACCCGGTCGCGCAGGGTCTTCGCCCAGTTCGGGATGGTGCGGGTGAAGAAACCGCCGATGGGCGAGAACACCCGGCTGCGAATCGAGTTGTAGACGCCGACGAGCCGGTCCAGCAGGCCGGACCAGGCGCCGGACACCCTCGATCGAACCGTGCTCGCCCAGCCGGGGATGGTGCGGGTGAAGAAGTTCCCGATGGGCGAGAACACCCGGGAGCGGATGGAGCTGTAGGCGCCGGTGAGCCGATCGCGCAGCGCGGCCCAGGCACCGGACACCCTGTCGCGGACAGTGGAGGCTGCTCCGGGGATGGTGCGGGTGAAGAAGTTCCCGATGGGCGAGAACACCCGGTCCCGCAGGCCGGTGTAGATGCGAGCCAGTCCGGTGAACAGCGCGGTCCACGCCCGGACGACGAAGTCCCGCACCTTGCCCGCCCATCCGGGGATGGCGTGGAAGAAGAAGTTGTGCAGGGGGGCGAACACCCGGCTGCGCAGGCCGGCGTAGATACGGAGCAGCCCGTCCAGCAGCGCGGTCCAGGCCCGGACGACGAAGTCCTTCACCGCGCCGGCCCAGCCGGGGATGGTCCGGGTGAAGAAGACGCCGATGGGCGCGAGGACGTTTGAGCGGATCAGGCCCCAGACGGCAGACAGCCCGGCGCGCAGGATCTCCCACCGTTCAAGGACGTACCGCACGCCCATCTGCACCGGCAGCGACAGCAGACTGACCAGGGCGGTCCACTTGGTCTGTACCCAGTTGAGCAGTGAGGAGAAGGCGCCGGGGATCTTCTCGGTGAAGAACCGGACGAACGGCCCGGCGAACCAGCCGCCAACCGCGACACCGACGTCCTTGACCCAGTTCAGGGCCGTCTTCACCCCGTTGCGGAATGTCTCCGACTTCTTCCAGGCGATGAAGAACGCGGCGCCGAGCGCCACCAGAGCCGTGATGACGAGGCCGATGGGATTGGTGAACATGGCGATGGCGAGTGCCCGGAAGCCAGCGACCGTCATCGCGAGGCCGAGCTGGACCAGGGCCAGCGCGTACCGGAACGCGGTGAGAGTGAGGGTGTACAGGCGTGTCGCGCCGGATGCGACCCGCGTTGCGAGGGCGTGCGCGTAGTAGGCGACCGTGGTACCCACCAGGGCGGCCCGGCTGGCGTACGTGGCGCCGGAGGCGAGCGTCACCGATGTGCCGAAGGCCCACGTGGCCGCCGTCGCAGCGGCTTGGTAGATGGCGTACAGCTTCATCGCTGCGTTGACCGCGAAGATCGTCGGGACTAGCAGCTTGAGCACCGGTGTGGGAATCGCCGCGACGATCTGCGAGAAGACCTGAAGCATGAGCAGACCGAAGCCGCTCATCGGCCCGGCGGCGGAGAGGATGTCCCCGATCGCTGAGGCGAAGTCCTTGATGGCGGGGATGGCCCCCTGCGCCCGTTCCATGAACGTCGCGAAGCCCTCGCTCTTGCCGAGGCCGGCGCCGAAGTCGGCGAACCGCTGCGTCAGCTCGACCATGCCGCCTGACATGTCGCTCTGGACCGGCATGAACGCGTTGATCATGCCGACGACGCCCACCGTGACGTTCTTGATCGTCGTCAGGAAGTTGCCGAGCGCGCTGCCCGCGTTGCCCTGGAGGTTCTTGCCGAACTCGGAGAAGACGCGGCCCGCCTGGCCCTCGCCGAACGACGCCGTGAACTCCTTGATCTCCCGGGCGGCGATCTTCACGAAGGGAGTGAGCTTCGGCAGCATGAGCCGGATCTTGTCCAGGCCCGCCGTGAAGATCGGCATGGTGGTGCCCGACAAGGAATCTGACCAGTCCTCCACCGCGTCCTTGAGGTTTTGGTACGCGTCGGCCGTCTTCCGGGTGGCCGGAGACATGGCCTTCATCTTCTCGTCGTAGATGGCCTGCGACTTGCGCGCGGCGTTGGTGGAGGTCGTGACCTCGCTCAGTGCTTTGTTGTACTCCTGCGCCTTGGTCTTGGCGCCCTCGGACATGTCCTTGGTGATCTCGATCTGCTGGCCGTACTTGACGCCCATCTCCTTGGCCAGCTTCTGGGCGTGCGCCTTGGCGACTGTGGCCTTCTCCTCAGCATCCTCAGCCGTCTTCAGCTTCTGGCTGGCCTCGGTGATCTTGCTGAACTGGGGGACGACGGCCGCCGCGAAGGCGCCGCCTGCCGCGCCCGCACTGGCCAGCGTCGCCGACAGGGCCCCGACACCCGCACCCACGGCAGCCGTCATGGGCAGAATCGACGTGGACAGCGCGCTCGCCCCGAGCCGGCCCAGGCCTTGGACGGCCTTCATAGCCGGGGACGTGTCGGCGTCGATGCGGACGAACCCGACCCCGATCAGACGGGCCATCTACAACACCACCCCTTGAGCCGCGAGGAACTGCTGACTCGCGTCCTCGTCTCCTCGCCACCACCAGGGCGCGCCCTCTTCGATCTCCACCGGCTCGGGCTCGGCCTGGCCCGGCGTACGCCACAGGTGCACCCCCAGCTCGGAGTCCAGCCGCTGCTGTGCGGCGTCCTCCGGCTCGCCCTCGCGCGGCTCCGTCCGCTGGCTCATCTCGTAGTAGACGAGGTTCAGGAAGCGATCGACGGGGAGGCTGCGGAGATCGACACCTCTGCCGGTGTACTGACCGTCGAGGTAGTGCCAGGTCCCGGGACGGAGGGCCCAGAGGGCGAGTCCGAGGACGGTTCGGTAGGGCGGAGCCCGTACTGCTCCATCAGCCAGGTGACGAT